CCCTAAGGGACCAGCCAGACGACTCCGGGGACAGACGGTGACCAGCGAGGTCATCGCTAAGCGCCATCTCGAAAACGTTTATGGGTGGAAACCACTCCTGAACGACGCAAAGACCGGCGCTGAGTCTCTTGCGGAAGCTCTAAACGTCCCACAACAAAAGACGTACAGAGCCGCGGTTTCAAAAAGACTCGTCACTGAGGACGTGAAACCGCGTGGTGCGTCGTGTGGTTTTCCCATGGTAAACTACCATGGGGTGGCTACGCGTCAACACAGACGAGGCGTTATTGTTAGGTTTCGTGAGAAGCCTTCATTGCCTAAACTTCTGGGTCTGCTCGACCCTGAAGTCGTCCTGTGGGAGAAGGTATCCTTCTCCTTTGTCGCCGATTGGTTCATACCAATTGGCGACTGGTTGCAAGCCCGGGGGTTCGCCCAAGGACTTGACGCTACCATTATCCAGTCAGAGAAGAAGACTGGCGTTCAACACCAGCCTACCGCGGAGCCTGCGTGGGTATACCCCACCCAGATTGCGGATACATTTCCGCCTGCTGACTGTAGGAAGGTTGAGTTTGAACGGAAGATTCTCACGTCTTTTGACGTGCCTTCCCCCACGGTTGTGCCCTTAAACAAGGCGCTCTCGTGGATCCATGCGACCAATGCGGTCGCCTTATTAGTCGCACGCCATTCCGGGAGGGGCGGCGACTGATCCATCATCTCCCTGTGAAAGGAGACCCTCATGGGTCAACAATCCAACATCTCCGTCTACGACGGAGCTTCGACGCCCGTTCTCCACGTCCTCGTGGGGGAAGGGATCGAACGGCTTCCTGATGGCTCGCTCAAGGCCACTTGGAAGGAATCGCTGGCCGGTGTTCCGGACTATGCGCAGATCCGCTACTCACAGACCAAGAAGAAGCTTCCCTCGGGCGTTTGGCGTATCGCCGGCCGTGTGGAAGTTCCGGTGATGGAGGCTGTGAGCGGTGCCAACCTTTCGGGGTATACGGCGCCGCCTAAGGTCGCTTTCATCGATTCGTACGAGTCTGTCGAGTACGCATCGGAGCGAAGTGTGATTGCTGGCCGTCGCCTTGCGCGGCAAATCAGCATCAACCTTCAAGGGAACGTCTCGACGTCGGTCGCACCTGCGGTCGTCGGTCCATGGCCTGAACTCAGCGATCAGCTGATCCAGGTCACCTGACGAGTCCTACTCCGACTTTTGGCCTCCAAAACCAAAAGCCGCGTCTCCAATCCTTTCAACCTTTATAGGGAAATTATATGCGTAAAATCGCGCATTGGACAGAGACGTTCAATCCTGCGGAGTCCGAAGACATCCTCCGGGATTTTGCTCTCGCTCACGCCGAGGCCGCAGGGCCTCGATTCAAGGATATCCAAGCAGCCATCCGAGCCTGCCGGTTCCGAGAACTTTGTGAGTTTAGCTTTGATTACTGCATGGAGGGCATCAGCCCTATTGAGTATTACCATGCGCGTCAGGCTGTGGCCTTCTTTTCCAAATTGGAGCACCTCGATATTGGTGTCGATAAGGAGGCTGCAGCCTACGAGTCATTCAAAGCTGCCGAAGACTTGTGCCGAAGCACAAACAACATCTTCAGGATGCGTTCTCGAGGAGAGTTCTCATTTCTCCCTCGCGTGGAGTCTTGGCTTTACAAGGCGTCGCGGAAAGTAGTACGTGTTTTGGGTGAAGTCCCGTCGTGGGACTCGCTTCAGTACCGTTTTGGTAAGGGCGCCACTACGCTTACAAGAAAGCGTGACGCATCCATCCGCCGAAAAGTGGGTGCAGGTGCGTCTTGTAGCGAAGAGTTGATCCCTGCTGCTCAGGCAGTGCTGGGAACTCTACCGCTCCTCTGCGAAGCGTGGGCTACCTCTTTCTTGAGGGAGTCCTACGAGTTCAACTCGGGAGAGTTGACTACAGAGGAATGGTACTCCGTACCCCTTGTGATTCACGAGGGGAAGCTGGAGTTCGTCCCGAAGAACGCAAGGACGCATCGCGCAACGGTCACCGAGCCCGTCCTCAATGGGCTCGTGCAACTTGCACATGGTGATTATATGGCGCAGCGTTTGGCAGCGTTCGGTATGAGCATTCGTGACCAGACGAGGAATCAACGCCTCGCACGGATTGGCTCACTTACGGGGGAGTTAGCTACCCTCGACCTCTCGTCAGCTTCTGACACTTTGAGCACCGAGCTGGTGTTCGATCTTCTCCCTCTGGAATGGGCATCAAGGCTGAATATGTGCCGTACCCGAAAGGTGCGCTACAAGAACGCTACGATCGTCCAGGAGAAGTTCTCTAGCATGGGGTGCGGGTTCACCTTTCCCCTTGAGACCCTCATTTTCTGGTCTCTCGCTAGTGCCGTTTGCGAAGAAGGTGAGGAGGTGTCCGTCTATGGAGACGACATCATACTCCCCTCACATAGGTTTGAAGACCTGTGTGAGCTGCTTGCGGCCGTTGGGTTCATACCCAATGTGAAGAAGTCATTCCATACGGGCCCGTTCAGGGAGTCGTGTGGGGCTGATTATTATTCGGGAATCGATATTCGTCCCTACCACCAAAAAGATCTGGTGTCGGGACAAACCCTGTTCGTTCTCCACAACTTTTATAGGCGTCGCAATCTTGACAGCTTCGCCGAGATGGTGTTGGAGAAGATACACCCGGACCTGCGGATCGCAGGCCCGGACGGTTACGGCGACGGGCACCTTGTGGGTATCCCGTTCGAGCCTGTGCGAAAGCGTAGGCACATGCTGAACCAGTATCAGGGTTACCTTTTTAGCACCTTTACGGTGACTGGTCGGAAGGACATCCGTCCGCTCGACACAGACTTCGTATTGCCTGCATACTCAATCTACACTCGGGAGAGTGGAGAGCAGGGCTGCGATTCAAAGCGCAGCGCGCATGGGTTCTCCTTTTCCGATGACAGTAACATGTCTATCGGGAAGGCACTGTTTCGCGCAGTGAATGAACGGGGTCATGGGGTCTGCACTTTTAACAGTGCGATTCCCGAAGAGCAAGTTGACAAGGTCTTTGTCAAAGCTCTCGACCTCCCTACTCCTGAAAAGAGTAGGCCTTACAAAAGGATTTCGATCTACA